ATGTCAAATAATGGGCGGTCAATTGGATATAGATGTATTTAAAGTATGTCGTGTTGTAGATATAGAATTCCCAGAGTCTGTAAAAAATAGTTTCTTGAAACCAAAATATGGAATGTCTGGCATAAGAAAATTTACTGGACAATATGACAAACCTTTGTTTGGGGGCATAGTAAAACCTAAAACTGGCCTTTCTGTAAAACAACTTGGATATTTAGTAAAAGAATTAATAGATGGTGGCGTTGATTTTATTAAAGAAGATGAAATTTTATCTAATCCAATTTTTTGTAGATTAGAAGAGCGTGTTGAACATATTGCAAATATAATTTCAGATTCTGGAAGAAAGATAGTCTTTGCACATTGCATTAATTCTGATCCACATGCTATTTTAGACAGGGCAAAACTAGTATATAAAAACGGTGGAAACGGTGTACATGTAAATTTTTGGAGTGGATTGGGATCGTATAATTCTATACGTAAACTAGATCTTCCATTATTTATGCATTTTCAGAAAAGTGGAGATAAGATATTGACTAACTCACAGCATAATTTTAAAATAGACTGGTACGTTATTTGTAAACTTGCTGCCTTGATGGGCGTAGATACAATACATGTTGGTATGTGGGGTGGATATCTCAGTGATGATGAAGAAAGATTAGGTAAATCTATGAGATTATTAAACGATAATAACGTTGTTCCTGCCTTAAGTTGTGGTATGCATCCTGGGCTTGTGGAGGCCATTACAAGGCGTTTTGGTAAGGAGTATATGGCAAACGTTGGTGGTGCCATTCACGGTCATCCTGAAGGCACTACGGGGGGTTCTAGGGCAATGAGGCAGGCCATCGATAAGGATTATGGTCAGGAATACATTAAAGCAATTGAAAAGTGGGGACTTGTTAATGATTAAAATATCACATAGAGGTAACTTAATTGGACCAAATCAAGAACTAGAAAATAATCCTGAATACATAAGGAAGGCTATCAATGCTGGATATGAGGTAGAGGTTGATTTTCGGGTGCTAGATGGCTTATTATATTTTGGTCATGACTATCCACAATATGAAGTTGATAAATTTTTTATAGACCTATATGTAAAAAAAATATGGCTTCATTGTAAAAATTTAGAAGCGCTAGATTATATAACTAACATGCCAAAATATTATAAAGGGTTTTGGCATGAAAATGATAAGTATACGCTGACAACTAACAATTATATTTGGACATATCCTAACATGCCAGTTACAAACAAAAGCATACTTGTGCATTTAGATAAGCCAACAAATGATATTCCAAATTATATTTTTGGAATTTGTAGTGATTATGTTAGTCTGATATAATCAATAAATGTATACAGATGCTATGCGTAAGGCATTCAGGTCACTAGATCATTTTGCCCCCAAAGGTTTTAGTTTAGATTTAATAGATAATGATAATTTTATTACAGTTCGTGCTTCAGAAAAATCTTTTATGTCTTTACTTGACGAGGATAAGCGTCGTGCTGTAGAATATATGGTACGGGTTAAAAAAGCCCTTGAAGACAATGGCGCAGTTGTTCTTTTAGTACGTGGAGGCGGATATTAATGTTGGATAATTCAATTGTGACACATAAATCTAAGCCACCATTACGATGGATCGCAAATTGGGCGGGATCCATAGCATCTTCTGGGCTGTTAGAAATATCCTATATGGAAGATGAAGGCATGACTGATACATTTAGATATAAATTTCAGGGATGGAAATGGGATACATTCTGGCCTTTATACGAAAAATATGGAACACACTACACTTTAGATATAGATATGAGTGGAGGCGAATGGGATGATTGATTTATTAATTTTTGTAATTGTGGTAACAGTTGTTGCTGGTGCAGTAATAGAAAACATAAGACTAAAAAATAAAAACGTTGAACTAATGTTTTTATTGGCACAGTCAACTTTAGATATAAATGCCGTCAAAGATAAAATAAGTAATTTAAAAGATAATCCAGAAAAAGATCATTTTATTGCATTTTTAAATGATACAAGAAACATGGCATATAAATATATCGAAGAGTTACAGGGTGAATTAATTACTTTTGCAAAAGTATTAGAAAAAGAACTTGAATCTCCAAATGATTTGTCAGTTCCGAGAATAGCAAAAGCCTTTGAGGGGGTAGAAAAAATGAGGCCACGTGAAGGCGAATAAAATAGTTATTGTTGGAGGTGGATCTGCTGGTTGGATGACGGCATCTGCTTTAATAAAAGCGTATCCAGAAAAAAATATAAGTGTAATTGAAAGCAAAGATATTTCAATAATTGGCGTTGGCGAAAGTACTACTTTTGAAATCAATGGATTTTTTAATTTTCTAGGTATTGATTATTCTAGTATCATGAAATATACCAATGCTGCATACAAAGTTGCAATTGGATTTACTAATTTTAAAACAAAAGACTCGCCTACTTTTTATTATCCTTTTGGACACCCCAATTTAGATAAAGATTTAACGTGTTTTGGATTAGATGATTGGTATTATAAAAAATCATTTTATCCAGATACAGAAGACCAAGATTATGTAAGGTATTTTTTTCCACAAGCAAAAAGCATGGAAACTAATAAAATAGTTATTGATAATATTGAAGAAATGAAGCCATATCAACCACATAGGGATTTAGCATTACAAATGGATGCAACAAAACTAGGAAACTGGCTTGCAGAGTTTTATGCAATACCCCGTGGTGTAAAAAGAATTTATGGCACGGTAAAGAAAATTAATCCGTCAAATAAAGGCATAGAGTCTTTAGTGTTAGACGATGACACAGAGATAGTTGCTGATTTGTTTGTAGATTGTTCTGGTTTTAATAGTATTTTGCTAGGCAAATTTATGAATGAAAGATTTGTATCGACTGCAGAATTTTTGCCCAACAACAGAGCCTGGACAGCCCATGTTCCATATACAGATAAAGAAAAAGAACTGCAAACTTTTACAAATTGTACTGCCATTAATAATGGTTGGGTATGGAATATACCACTTTGGAATAGAATAGGGTCTGGATATGTATACTGTAATCAGTTTATTAGTGATGAAGACGCCCTTGAAGAATATAAAAATTATTTAGATTCTGAAAAAATGGTTGTGCATAATCCAGAAAGATCAAAGTCATTAAGTTTTAAAAATATAAAAATTCATAACGGATATTATGAAAGGTTTTGGGTTGGAAACGTAGTGGCTGTTGGATTAGCAGCAGGATTTTTAGAACCTCTTGAAAGTACGGGCTTATTGCTTACACATCAAAACTGTTTTACTTTAATAGATGCTCTTGAGCGAGGACAGGTAACTCAATACGATATAGATAATTTTAATTATAAAACTAAAACTAGAATAGAAAAAATGTTTGATTTTGTAGGCATTCATTATGCCTTATCACAAAGAGATGATACAGAATATTGGAAAAGTGTTACATCAAAATTTTATCCAAAAAATTATTTTAAATCAGATATTCAATGGGCAAACAATAATGTTGATACAATAAAGTCTGGTTTTGGTATAAGGCCTTTTTATAATACATACATAAGTTTATTAGAAAGTATGTCAGATAAAAATTACAACATTAAAAACAAGATAGAAATATATTTTCAGAAAAGGGCAAAAGCAAAACAAACTTGGGATAATATTGTAGACAACTCTAAAACACATTTTCAGATTTTAAAGGAAAAGTTTTATGAATAGTGGTGTTGATCTAAGAGGAATTCCGTCTTCATGTTGTCCATTATGTGGTTCAACAGTAATAAAGGTTAAGGTTATTTTTGACCCAATAGACTATGAGGTAGGAATGTATTTTCTAGATGGAGAATGTAGCGAATGTGGTGCTTTAATGACAGTTCCAACTCCATTAGATCATCCTAACAATATAAAAGGAGAAACGTGAAACAAATATTATTATCAACTATTACAGGATTTGGATGTGGCGTTATATTTGCTGCATTTAAATTACCAGTTCCTGCTCCACCAGTTTTTGCAGGAGTGGCTGGTATAATTGGTTTATGGCTCGGTTACGACGCCATAGCAAAGTTCATATCCTAGGAGGAAAATAAATGGACGCAAAACTAAAAGCAATGTTAGCATCATACGGACGATCTGTTCTTGGTGCAGCACTTGCATTATACATGTCTGGAGTTACAGACCCTAAGACTCTTGCATACTCATTATTGGCTGCTATTGCACCAGTTGGGTTGAGAGCGCTTAATCCAAACGATAAAGCATTTGGAAGATTACCTGCAATTTCTGCTATTGAAGCAGCGCTTGCAGATGTAAAGGTTAAGTCTCCTGCAAAGAAAGCAAAGAAGAAGTAATGCTATAAGTAGGATGGGTTATTGTTTGTAATAGCCCATCTTTACTTTTTCATATAATTCATAATCTAAATTTTGATTTTCTTTAATTTTATTCATTATTGATTTAGGTATTTTATTAATAAAATTTTTATTTTCTCCAACATTTTGAAGTGGTTTTGTTGTTGGTACAGAAACGCCAAATTTTTCTGAAATAACTGAATTTAGTTTTGATAAATCTTTTTCATTTTCTAAAATTTCAATATAATTAATGTTTTGTAATGCATCATCTATATTGTTGTACACTTTAACTAAGTTATGATAAAACAATGTCTGCGCTCTGTATTCATCCAATGTTATTTTATTTTCACATAATAGATTATAGTTAACTGTAATATCTTTTATATTTAATGTACAGGTAAGATGTTTGTGTTGAATATTATTTTGTTTAAAATCGTTCATATGAAACTCTAAATCATCTATTGTTGGATTATCTTTTTTATATAAATAATTACTCAGAAATCTTTCTGTGGGTTCTCTTAATATTGTATATGTTAATAACTCTTGATTAAAAGTTTTAAATAACTCTATCGGGTACAGGGCAAAATGACCACTAATAAAATCACATTTTATCATTTCATCATCATTAATATATTGTATAAAATTACTATACGCTCTGCGTTTATTAAATGCATGTAATAGGGGAACCTTTATAGACATTCCAGAAGTTTTGGGTATATGAAGAAAATAAAATGATTTTTTAGGAATGTATTCTTCATCATCTATATGACTAGTTTTATAGACTATTTGATTATTTTTTAAAATAAATCCAGGGTGAACAAACCATGCTGGAAATGTATTTTCTAAACATTCTACTTTATCTTCTAAATTATATACAGTTTCGTTTATAATTTTTTTTAAAGTCATAAATTTTTATCTTGAAACTGATACTGTAGGTCTGTTGTATATGGAAATTCTATTCCTGCAAATCTTGTTTGTCTTTCTTTTTCTGATATCTCTGAGAAAAAAGATACAAAGGTGTACCTAATGCCAGATTTTATTGCATGAATTTGGTGCATATAACTATATGCTGAAGGAAATACAAAAAGTTGTCCAGCCTTTGGTTTTATTGTAACTCCAAAGTGCACAAACTCTAACTCCCCGCCCTCATAGTCATCGTTGGGATAATAAACCATGGACACGGTTCGTGGTGTTCCATATGAATCATCTGCATGCATAGAGAACCATTCTCCTGGCTCATATCTTGATATTCTCATTGCTTCTCTACTTAATGGAGCAAGATCCCATTGCCATAAATAGGAGTCAATAACTTCTTGAAAGTTTTCAACAAACTTAGGATGATTCCAAATCCAACATGTTTCTGATCTTTTGCCATTTACTTCATCATAATAATCTTCACGAATCCATTTTCTATTACCAGGGTGAGAAATTTCCCAAAATTTATCATCTTCTATTTCTTTGATAAAAGCCATCGAATCTGGCCAAATGTTGCCATAAATGTGCATACCAGGAAATGGTGAGGAAAAATAAAATCTTTCTCCACTTCTGCTTTCTGTAAATCCCTCTTGCTGGTGTTTAAATTTAAGCGGATCCATTTCATTTCTCTTTTCTCTTTTTAGGCCATATTTGAAAAAGTATGACACCAGGTTCCGTCTGGCTTTAATGCTAAAGCATGTCTTGAAGTTACTTCTTCTGGCAGAGTATAGTCAAATGCGTTTATAGAAATGGCACCCATCTCTTTTGCTTTTGCTGCTGCATCTTTTGGATATTCAAAACATTCAATACAAACATCATCTACTAAAAGTGGATACTTTCCGTCTTCACAACCATTAGAAGCGGCTCTCTCAATTCTAAAGGTAGGCATTACTTAAGAACCCATTTACCTTCTTCTTGAACTACAGTAAACAAGGCGTCTGATTCAAGATTATCAACATCAAAAACAATTACTTCTGTTGCGCCATATTCATCTCTTGCATGATTTGCTGCATCTTTGGGCAAATAAAAACATCCCACTTGCTCGTCATCTTTAAATAACGGGTATTGTCTTTCACGGCAGCCCCCCGAAGCAGCACGTCCTACTTTAAAAGTACTCATATTCACATTATAGCATATTTTTTATCGCTGGATTTAACCTTTTCATAAAGATAATAGTCCGCATGATTTAATTCGTTTATTCTACCTATCCAAGAGTCTGGTATAGAAAAATCTAAAGGGTTGGGGATAGGGGTATTATGACCAGACCATTCGTAATCTGAAATTGCTTTTGTTATTTTATATTTCTTTAGAAAAATAGTGTTTAGAAAGTCTATTAGACGATCTCTACTCTCAACAGTTTCTACAATATAAGAGTCTAAGGCTTTATCTATTTCTGAAGGCTCAATGTTGTATTCTTTTAAACACCAATCTGATCTCATCTTATCAATAGGCTCTGCAACCTTATTCCAAAGTTCTACGTCAACATAACCCAACAAAAATTTTGATTGTATGTTTGACGTTCCTCTATAATAAGACTCATCGTATAAAAATTTTTCCATGAAGGACTGCGGTGTTCCGTATTCAGAACCAACAATTTTTGAATCTACTACCGTAAGACCTTGCCTGTACATAAGCCAAAACCAACTAAGCCATTGTTCTTTTGGATTTCTAACTAATGAAAAAGAGATTATTCCGTCTACATATTTTTGTGGCAATTGCCCTATGTGTCCAGAAATATACTGTTTGTTTTTAAAATTATCTGTGTCTATTTTATCTGTGGGCTCTATAATATATTGAGCAAGTTCTTTTACTTGTTTAATGTAATGATTTATAACTCCGCCAGACGTTCTTGGTATATGATTATGAAATATTGTCATTAAATAATTATATCATATGATACAATAAATTATGCACAAAATATTAGGTCCAGGAATTGTATTATTTTATAATGTTTTTGATCAAGAGTACGTTGATTTTATAGAAACAAACTTTGCTGAACTTTTTCAATTAAAAATTAATAATCAAAATGGGAGTTTAGTCAGAAAATCTTATTCGATACAAATGAGTGATTTCAAAAAAAATAATGAATATGTAAATGTTTTATATCAAGATTTTCAAAATAAACTACAGGACTGTATTAATTTATACAAGTCAATATACGATGTTCAGAACATGGTTTTTGAATATGATGATGAAAACAATTCAATAGTTACTTTATTAAAATATGAAATAGACAATTCTGTTATATTTCATAGCGACACTTTAGGAATGGATAACAGGGTTGGCGCTGCACTTGCGTATTTAAATGACAATTATGAGGGCGGAGAATTAGAATTTAAACATTTTGATATTAAAATAACTCCTCCAAAAAATAGTTTAATAATTTTTCCATCTAATTGGCCTTATGTCCATAGGTCAAGTCCAATACTTAATGGTAAAAAATATGCATTAAGATGTTTTTTGGTTAGTAAATAAAATTTGGAGGATCTTTTAGTTGTTTTTTTAATTTTCTCATATAATTCCATTTTTTAAATTTTCTATATATTGTTTTAAAAAACATTCCATTTCTCCTTTGCTGCTTTTAAAAAGCAATCAGCATAATACATGTTTATTAAAGTGCCAGCGTGACCGTCTCTCTTCCTTAGATCATGCTCTGTTTTTTGCCAACCAGACTGGTATTGAGTTGCAATATAGTCTACCTGACTATCTATATCCATACTAACATACGAACTATCTAACATATTTAAAGTTTTTAAATTTTCTAAATCATTATAATACCAAGTAGACCATAAAATTTTGATATTGTTTAAGTTGCAATAATCTATAAAAAATCTCCAGCCAATAACAAAATTCATCAATGACTCAAAATATTCGCTGTTAGAAAGTATATTTGCGTCTTCTTTTTGAGACGGTCCACCAGGCAATTTTGGATATCTCTGCATATAGCAATAATCATTTGCGTTCATAGTGTTAAACTCAAACCTTCTAGATATATTGGGCAGTAAAATAAAAACATAGTCTGGCTTACTATATTCACGTATATATATTCTTATATTGTCCATTATCATTTGCCATCCCCAGCCCGATTTAGACAAACTATACAAAGTTTTGTCTTCAATATTAGAATTTTGTAAAAAAATTGTTGGCCAAACTGTATCTAGGTTTCCACCTATCCCTTCGGTTTGAGAACATCCAGCAAACAAAACATGTGGTCTTAAAGGATTTTTTGTAAATTCATTAGATCTAAAAAAGTTTGAGTTGTATTTATATAAAACAGTTTTGTCGTCTATTACACCGATTTTCATTTCAGACTTAGTTATGGTTTCTTCTAAGACATCCGTTCCTTTATGCCAAGACAAATCAAACTTATCTGATATTGTTTCAGAAAGACCCCCCGTTACAATATTTTTTTTTAAAAGATATTCTTTGTCTATGCTCACCAGTTTCTCCTAAGATATATATCATAAAAATTTAATTTATGAAGAGCAATTGCGTCAACAGACCAGTTTTTATTATAATATAAAAACTCATTTACTGTTTGATATGTGCCATACTGAACCCCATCAATTATTCCGTCATAAATTAAATAATCATTTAGTCCTATTATTCCATCTACTGGTATTAATTTAGAGGCGTCATTTAAAACTTTTCTTGTTGCTGCTCTTCCATTATGTATGTCTATATAAATATAATCATATTCTTTACCGATAAAATTCGGAAGAATGTCTTCTGCATCACCCTTATATGTGGTCACGTTTCCATATTTACTAAATTTATTTTTAATAAAATCTTCTGATTCTTCGGCAGAAAAATCGTATGTATGCTTTATTGGTTTACATTGACATTCACCAAACCTTCTCCAAGACCAACATTTCATATCTTGATCAAACCTGCAAACCAAATCAATAACTGACGGGCTGGCACTTTTGCAAACTATTTCAGAATAATATCCCCATGCCACACCAACTTCCATATATCTAATATTCTTTTTAAGGTTTTTGGCATACTCTTCTCTAGATTTATATATTTTGGCACTGTTTAATTGTTCTTGATTCAATTCTCTGGGATCTTCAATCTCATCTTTATTTAATTGTCGTATCTCATCTCGGCCAAAAGACTCTACTATCTTTTTGGATTTTCCGCTACTCTGTTCGACTTGTGCAATTATTTGTTTTTGCTCTTCTGTTAATGGCATAATAATGATTATACACTATGATATAATAAAGTATTATGAAATCTCCCAAAAAAGGACCTGCATATGAGCAATATATGCAACTTAAAAAATCACAAGAGTCAATTTCTAATCAAGATTTTGAACCTATAATTGTTAATAATATTTTTTCTACAGAAGACATAGAGCATTTGTATGAGATAGTTAACAATACTCCAGAAGAAAAAACACAAATTCAAAAATGGGGTGGGATGAAGGCTTGGCATATAGACTTAGGTCCAAGAATTAAAGAAAAAATTAATGAGGCAGTAAAAAGATCTTTGGGGGATTACGTTAGATTAGTAGAAGATCATTCTTTTTGCAGATATAGTATGGAATATGGTTGGATGACTAAACTGTTTCCACACACAGACATGAGAGACTCGCAAAGAATAACTTTTGACATACAAGTTAAAGCAGACGAAGAATGGGGAGTTGTAGTAGAAGATGTAGAATATTTTTTAGAAGATAATCAAGCATTAGTTTTTGCTGGCACACAACAGCCTCATTGGAGAAGAGCAAAAGAATTAAAACCAGGAAGTCATCAAGATATGATATTTTGTCATTTAGAGTATGTAAACGATACACCATACGATGAGCATCAAGATCAAATACTTAATGAAAGAAATAGATTTTTTTCTGAGTATTATGATATGCATCCAGATCCTAGCACTTTTTATTAAAATGAAAAATTTAGAAGAATCAATTAAAAATATATTATTTAATATAGGAAAAGAAATTAAAGTTCATAAATTAATAGACGGAAACTTTATATTAGAAATAGATTACGACAAATACTGTAATGAAATTATTAAAGTTTTTAATGAATGTTTAGAAGAAAGTGACTCAAAAGATGTTCGGTAAACTACATTTAATAGGATCTCCAATAGGCAATATGGTCGATGTCTCTAAAAGACTTACTGATGCATTGCTTGATGCAAAGTATATATGTGTTGAAGATATAGAAAGATTTAAAGAATATTGTAGTTTTAATAATTTTTCTTACACTGCCGAATTAATAGATATATGTTTTTCTTTAAATAACAATAGAGAAAAAGACAGCAAAGACAGAGTTATATCTTTGCTTAAAAGCGGTCAAGATGTTTATATTATTTCAGATGAAGGGATGCCAGGGTTGGCAGATCCTGGAGAAGTTTTAGTAAAAGAAGCAATAATAAATAATATAGAAATTATAACAACTCCAGGCCCGTCAGTTGCTCTTGCTGCAGCATCTATTTCAAATACATTAAACAATTTTATATTTGAAGGGTTTATGTCAAATTTGGATGAAGACAGACACAGTAAGTTTAAGTTTCTACAAATGTCTTCTATACCCATGATTTTTCTTTTACATAATCCAAACAATAGACCCATAGACAAAGACGATAAAATTCATATGATACACAATTGTTTTGATTATGATGTATTTGTTGAAGAGTGTATTTATTTTTTTGGAGAAGAAAGAAATGCTGTTTTTTGTATAGATCTAACTACAGAAAAACAAAAAATAATTAGAGGAAAATTAAAAGATATTAAAAAATATTTTACAGATAATAAAATTTTAGGAAACATTTGCTTGGTTGTTGACGGCAAAACAAATCAAAAAATAACTATTTAGTTTTTTTATTGTACTCTCCGTATTTACCTAGGATTGCCTTTATTCTTCCATCTTTTCTTAATCTTACAATCATTCCGTCTTTGATCTGAATTGGATTAAATTTATGATTTGGTTTATATTGTCCAGAAGACATTTCCGCTACCACGTTTTCTTGTACTTTGTTTTTGTATAGGATTAAATATGTCTGAAAATATTTTTTTATCTTTTTCAGAATTTACAATTCTCCTTGACCAAGAATAGCCAGCATCCCCACCCCATGCCAACCACATAATATACCCATTAGACGGATTAGATTGATTTCCCCAATCCTTCCCCTTTTTATCTACTTCGTGACGAGAAAAATAAGAATACATTCTTTTAACTGTGCTTAGTGAAAGTGATTCGCCTCTTGCTAATTGTCCTGCACGAGTCCATCCTACTGATGTACCTGCACCTTTTGCTTTACCTTGTTCTTTAAGTCTAATTGCTTTTTTTGCTGCTGCTCTCGCACCTGCTGGTGGAGAATAGCCGTCTGCTTTTTCTACAAAATCTGTTTCGTATGTAACTGTGTCATCATCTTCCCAAAGATCATCTGCTTTTTTTGCAGGAATACAATTAGGAACTGGCTTACCATTTTTTCCAGGCTTCATTCCTCTTTGGACATATCCTTCCCAGCAAGGAGCCTTCTTTTCTACTTCATCTGGGCAGCATTCATGATATGGCATAAGAATATTATAGCATGTTAAAAGAGCAGTTTATGCACATGCTCAGGTGCTCAGTATGACCTACTGTTATTTATTTGATTTTGATTGTTTTTGGTTTCTTTTCTTCGGGAATGTTTCGTTCCACAAAGATGTCAAGAATACCATCTGCCATTTCAGCACGATCTACCTCCATATACTCTCCAAGAGCAAAGGTGCGTGTGAATTTTCTGGTTGCGATACCCTTATGTAGAACCTCATTTGAGGACTCTTCGGTTTTCTCACCCTTTACCACCAAACTTCCATTATCCACAGAAACCTCTACCTCATCCTTGCTGAATCCAGCAATTGCTAAAGATAGTTTGTAAGTATCCTCATCAAGTTTTACCAAATCATACGGTGGGTAGGATTGACGAGTTGCCTCACGATGGATATTTGAAAGACGGTCCAACTCTCTGTTGAAACCAATAAAAAAAGGATCCTTAAAAAGATCCAATGACCATGAACTTACCATTTTTCCTCCTTGTTAAGCGAGTCATGTTGTACCCCCCTTTGAGCAGGTACATTAATATTATATCATAAACTTCCAGTAAAGTCTATATTAATAACACATCTAAAATCACTGTTTATTGGGTTAGATGAAGCATGATATGTTAAGCCATCAAAAACTACAGCCTTTCCAGATTCTGGAGATATGCTTGTCATAATACTTAAATCATTAATTTTAGAACCATTATATTTTTCATTAAAAAAAATCGTATCTCCATCTGAATCGTTTACATAATATAAAAAAACTAAATGATCTTTGTCCGCATCAACGTGTGGATAATGTATTCCTTTGTTGCCATTTTTTAATATCATATTTGCTTTAATTCTAACTATATCTTTTACGGTTATATTATTTTTAACAGCAAATTTATTTAATATAGATATACAATTATCTGCAAATGGTGATTTTTTTTGTTTATTAAACATTGCCATATGAACAAACTGTAGACTATCCACTACATCATTTCTATCAATTATTGCATAACTATCTGTTTTTATATTTGTAGATTTATTAAATATCCAAGGAAAATTCCATTTTGGTTCTTCATACATAACATTTTGTAAGTATTTAATTTCTTCAATTGATAAAAACTCTTTATCTATAATCATTAAATCATTGTACCACATAGTGTATAATTTATATATGACATACGGAAAATTATTTTTAGTTGGATTGCCAATAGGTAATTGGGAAGACATGTCTGTTAGATCATATCAATATATTAAAAATGCAAAAAATATAGTTATTGAAAGAGAAGAAGCATTTGAAAAAATTTGGCCACGGTTAGGTCTTGAAAAGCCAAATGTAAATACTATATCAATAGAGTATGATTCTGATGGAGGAGAACCAGGGGAAGCATATGAATTACATAATATGGAAAAAATATTACAATTATTAAAAAATGGAGAGGATGTATATTTAATTTCTGATGAAGGAATGCCAGGTGTGGCTGATCCAGGGGCTAGGATTGTAAAAAGATGTATATCAGAAGGTATTGATGTTACGTCTACACCAGGACCATCTGTTGTGATGGCAGCAGTTGCAGTCACAGGTACTATGCACAACTTTATATTTGAATCTTTTTTACCTTTTGTCAAAGATGAAAGGTTGTTGTTCTTAGAAGAAAGAAAAGATTATAGATACCCAATGGTTTTGATGCTAAGAAATGCAAAACGTGGTCAAGAGTTTCATGATGAAATACCAAACTTTTTAGAAGAGGCAATTATTGTTTTAGGAAAAACAAGAAGGGCTGCACTTTGTTACAATTTAACAATGAAAAATGAAAAAGTAATTCATAACACTTTAGAAGGTTTAAAATTATATTTTAATAATGAACAAAGAAACATATTAGATCAGATATGTATTGTTATAGACGGAAAACATAATACTATGATTTAAAACAGCCCAGCATGCGAACCGTCGCAAAATGGTTTGTTTTTTGATGCATTGCAAACGCATAATTTTTTTCTTTTTAAATTACTAGATTTTAAAACTATTATTTCACCAGTGTCACACACCTTAACGGTAAAATTATCATTTTCCAAAGATATAATTTCTGCAGCCTTTTTATTATGCTGTCCTTCGTCAGTTATCATGACTATCATTCCTGGTTTCATAAACTACCTTTCATAATCGTCTTCTTCTTTATCCCAAGCATCTTCCAAGTCGTCCATTGATTGTGCTAATTTAGCAAAAGAAATTGAAATAAATGTAGCAGCAATGCCAACGGCAACAAACAATGATATAAATATTTTTTTCATCTGTAATCCTTTCCTGAGACCTCTTCAACAAATCCATTTTCTCTATCAAACAAAACAAATTCTAAAGAATCAACTGTAAAAGTTTGTTTAAAAATTTGTAATACTTTTTCAAGTTCTAAACTTCCGCAGGTATAAAGATCAAACTGAACTAAAGCAGGGTCAGCCTCATCCCATATATGAAATGCTATATGGCTAGTCTCTATCATAACTACGGCAGTTAAGCCCCTGTTACCCTTCTTGTCAACATAACTTGCAAAAGGACCTTGTACAATCTTCATATCGATTTTGTCTACAAGGTTTTTTAGAAACTCAATACCCTGTTGTTCCGTATCAATTGGATTCTTAACTTTGGCATTAACCAATAAATGTTTGTGATATATCATTTTGTTTTCCTCATATAACAATTATAGCGCATGCGCCAACACTCCTAATAAAAAGCCAATTAAAAAAGATCCAAGAGCAACAGACCAATAGTAAGTTTTTTGTAGGTGGTCACGAATAATATCTCGTATTACATTATCAGGAATGATAAGATCAGGACCAAGGCCATCTAAATCTGAAAAACGGTATTCTTTCATTTATGCTCCTTCATATGTCTATTAAGTGTATCATGGGCAAAAATACCAAATCTAACCTGAATTTCTTTTTTGCATACGGGACACACAACAAATCGATTCATATAACCATTATATACTTTATGATTATAAAAGTCAAGTACAATAGATTATATGGATCATGAAAAATTGTTTGGTGATGTTATTATTCATAATAGGGACATTCTTAGTCCAAAGACCATAGTAAACGCTAGAATGCAAAATGTATTTGATAAGGATGAAGAATTAAGGCAGAAGGCCCACCCTTACGTTCCCGACAGCATTGGACGCTGGGAAGATGACTATTACTATACATATAACGTACATACAGGGTTGTCGCAATTTAATAAAATACTGTACAAATTAAATAAACAAGGTTTTAGATCTAACAATTTTAATACTGTAAATAAAGAAAAATTTACAGTTTTGTATAGTGGATGTTCAGTAACATTTGGACAAGACTTACCAGAAGAAATGTTATGGACAAAACTAGTAACAAAAGAATTATCTAAAAATAAAGAAGTTGAAGAATACAATTTATCTATAATGGGTGGTTCTATATTTTTAACACTTAGCAATATATGTGCCTTTATTAATACTTATGGAATGCCAAATTTAATAATTGCATTAATGCCAGACATAACAAGAACAATAACTTTTGATCCAACCACTTCAGAGTTTTTTGATTTAACTCCAAAAATGATAAATGCTAACGCTAAAGATTTTATTCATCAATTAATGCCAGAAAATTTATTATTAAATGATTTGTTAATGTTTAAATTGTTGGAGTTATTATGTAAAAATTCTGGTTCTAGATTTTTATTTTCTTCATATGAAAAATTAACTAATGATTGTTTTGTTATGTTTGCAGACGATCTAGATTGCTGGTTTGAGTCTGGATTGATTTTTCCGAGACCACCAGTGCTAAGTGCATTTGCTGTTAAACCAGATTACGGAGATCACGAATCCCCATATTGGGAAATAGCAGGAGATAAAAAACATCCAGGCGGTGGGTGGCACGATAAATTTGCCAAAAGAGTATTTGAGATTTTATGACTTTAGATATTACTAAAAGTATATATGATAATATAACCGCTTTTGATCATTCGCAATTTCATATCAAAAGTGTCGGTGGCTCCATGCTCACAAGAGAGGGTTATTGGGAAAATGATTATTTTTATACTAAAAGTACTAATGCTGAAGATGTAATATATAAGATAAATAAAGATGGATTTAGAACAGATAATTTTGAGCCTTTAGATAAGAATAACTTTAACATATTGTACAGCGGATGCTCTTTTAGTTTTGGACAGGATATCCCACAAGAATTTAGATGGTCTGATTTTACAACAGAGTACTTTCAAAACACAACAAATGCTAAAGGCTATAACCTTTCTATTATGGGGGCTTCAATTCATTTAATAATAAAAAATATATGTGCCTTTATCAATAGATATGGAATACCAGATGTGTTAGTAATGATGTTGCCAGACATTCACCGAAAGATGATTTACAGTACATATAAAGATCAGTTTATACCAGCCCAACTAAACGTTGATAAAAACAGTACGATTGACTGGATGTATGAAGAGTTATTAAAATATAAAGAAAATTATATACCGCAAGAAAATGCAATAGTTTATCTAACAATGATAGATTTATTAGAAAATATGTTTAAAGCAAATGGTTCTATATTTTTGTGGAGCACGTGGCACATTGATTCTGAATCAGTATTTCGTAATTTTGCTGACAAGTACAGTTCTTATTTTAAAATACCCACACTTTATCCAGACTATACTAAAAAGGATTACGGCAACAAAGAATTAAAATATTGGTTTCTCGCTGGGGACGGTCAGCATCCTGGCGGTGGTTGGAATAAAGAAGTTTCTGAAACAGTTATAGAACTAATAAACAAACGCTTAAAGTTCGGCGGAAAATAGAAATGTCAAACCATTTTATGCTAGACACTAGCACTAAGGTTTAATAGTTCTACTATCCACCTTATTATAATATTCTGATAACCTCTTATCCATAATACTCTTCAATACTATTTCTGGATACATCGATTCTTTAAATGCATCTTGATAAGGTTCTGACCACACCTCAAAAGAGATCTCTCTGCCCATAATTTCATTAAATAAAGAATCTTTGCCTGTCTTGGTTTTCCAATTTGTATCTTCAAGGGCAAAATGATCAAACAAGGCCTTGGTCAAAATATCTAAATGTTTGAAGGATTCATAGTTAATAATGGTTTTAGCATTTTCATATATGTAATCTGAATATATCCTATATTTTTCTATAGCAGCAGAAGTTTCACATCCTAAGTAAATTAGATCAGCAACTGCCTCATGTGGTTTTCTACATATTCCAATGACGTGATCTACACTGTCTTCTGGCATATCTGGTCCAAAGGTATATTTAAACGATACGTGAGGTATCTCAAATTTAATCTGTATATATTCCCCAACAGTGGATTTTGTTCCAGGTAGGGTAAGAAGATGTACTCTCATTGAATATCCTTTATGACTGGATCAAGCCTATCCCAATGACCACCATTGTTTCCTTGATAGACCTGTCCTGTTTCTTTATCTACAAGAAGCCATTTAGTGGGTGCTTTGGTTTTTACCATAAGTTCGACGGGATTTATAAGTTCTTCGTAATCCCTATTATCTCTATTACCCAATAGCAATGCCTATTCCAGTAAACACCAATACAATAATACCTATCAGGAATAAAAAGGTTCTAAAGTTAGCATCAGCCTTATTCTTGTTCATAATCACCCCATATACATATATTTAAAATGTTTTTTACAGACATCGATGATAGCGCCAGTAATTTTGTCTGGTTGAATATACTCTGCTGCGTTATCGCAATAGTAACATTTTGTTAACGTGTCTGCCATATTTCTATTATAGCACTATGCATGAGTATACCATGATGGTGTAGGTTCGTCATCTATGGCCTCAACTATCTGTTCCGCCAATTTTTTAGATAAGGCATCCTTGTGTTTGCCTTTTATATGGTCATATATTATTTCTACGATAATGTCTATTTTGGATTCACGAGATATCATTATTTTGTCCTTACATAAAAAAATAAAATCTTAACATAATCTCCATCATTGAAGATTAGTTCTGGTCTATGGTGATATTGGTTACATGGACTAAAAATAATAGCACTATTATTTTCTAAGGTAAAGCAGTCCTTTTCTATGCATATTGGCCAATCTACGTTTGCATCTATTAGATAATCAAAAGTTAAACCCTGCTCAGTATGAATAGGATCTTTGTGTGGTGGAAGGTTAGGGTTTGTGTGTTTGTTATTATATTCACTGTAGGTTATGTTATCTAGGAATGTACCCTCATCAAAAAATGAAAGCACTCTATCACATATCTCTTTTGCTATAGGGTGTGTTTTTTCAAATACAGGAACACCATCAGTTGTTAAAACGATGTCTTCTCTACCTCGTTCTAAAGCATATTGAGTACTTACCTTATCACTGCTGTCTAAGATTAGTTGATTAATAAAATCTATCTGAGCCTGTGTAAATACGTCTTTTATCATGGCAAAGTCCATTATAGCATTGCTTATTCTAAAAAATAAATCTTACTGTTATTTTATATGTGGAGTAAAGTGGAGCAAAGTGGAGAGGTATGGGTAATGGAGCGTTTTTGAGGGCGGGCTCGTAATGTCAAACCATCAAACCATATACCACATATCCCCCATATCCGTCAAACCATGGTATAAAGGTTTGGCATTATACATCCAAAACCATGGTTTGTCAAGTATCTTCGTAATCTATTTTGGATTAAAAATTGCCAAAAATCTGGGAAAATTCTAATAATATCGTAATATGTTTTAAAAAGTTTGAAAACATTTAAAAACCAGAAAATATGGTTTGTTATTCCTTATTAGGGGGATTATGGGAATGATCGTAATCTTTTTTATACCCGCCATTTTCGGCCCCAAAATCGCCCCCGTTAAAATCGAGCGGGGTAAATGAAAAGAACTTACTAAGACCTATCATATGAGTAAAGGCTACAAAAGAGTTATGTAAATTATCACTAAAGGTTTTATATCCTTTTGGATCTCTTTTGCTATAAGTATAAAAATGTCTTGGCATAATATAGATAATCATAACACGAATTTATTATGGTTTGGGGAAAAAATGGTTTGTATCGTAATGGTTTGTATGCCTTGAAAAATACACCGACCACTTTTGTGGCTAATTGTCAAATCGTTTTAACAATTCATCAAGTGTAGAAAATCCAGTATCTTCTGTTTTCAATGATTCTAAAAATAAATCCCAAGTTTCGTTAATATATTTTGTTACTAAGTCATTGGTTGGAATTATCTCTTGACTAATAAAAAATGCTAGAGGCAAACCCAAGTCATTGTATTCTACAAAATCAGCAAACTCACCATCATGTTTATAATTCATCCACAGGTCAGCAAGTATATTACAACGACTAGAAAAGTCTGTATTGGTGCTCATGTGTATAGTTCTCCTCTTTGTGATACTGTGCGCTCTCTGCGATAGTAATAAGCCTATTATACGATACTGTTGGTGCTATTTTTGCTAAATACTCGCCTATCTGCTCAATGTCAAGGCGAAGGTCAGACACAATGGCAACAAGGCGCATGGCTACCCTCTCCTCCTCAGTAAGTCGTCTGCGTATGGACATAGTTCTCCTCATTATAGCAAAAAAGTGAGAGGAGCGCAAGGCCAACAAAGAAAGGTGGAATCTTTACCTCACGCTCCAATATTATTATCCTTTAACTAACTGAGAACTATGATAGTTAATATAGTCCTCTATTGAATGCCATTGGTTTCCAGTGCCCACAGTCATATTTGTGAAATCAATAGTGATTGGATGGTCTAAGTAACCAGGGTCCGACGGATTCATGGCTGTAATGCCATAGCCAGTCTCTTCTAAGATACTATCCTGCATGATATAACTAATAGCCATTCGAGTTGCATACGGGATGTCATTCATCTGTATACGTGGCGTTGCATGCTGCAGGGCTGCTGCCAGGAGTGTATCCATATGGTCTTCATCCCAATGACTATACAAGGCCACGGCGTGGTCCTCTGATTGTTTAAAGATAAAATTACAACGTGCTCCCATTGCTAGGCCTTTCTGTAGTAGGGTTTATTCCAATGATATCAAGTTCTAGGTCCAATGTCAACTGGATCCATTCATTCATTCGCTGCCTCCTTTGCAGCAATGGCAAATGATAGGTCATATGTCAAACCATATAAATTTCCTAGAGCGTCAAGTTGACCTTCCCAATACCTACGCTCCATAGAGTCTAAGGCCTCTTCAGTGTGGTCCTCTTCTTCCTGTGCTGCCTCTAGTTCCTTCTCAGCCTCTAGCATTAGGAACTTAAGGTGCCCATGCATGATATCAATTCCGCTAATACCATTGCTTACCTGTCTCTGCAGGTATGGGTCTAGAGTTGTTGGCGTTACTTCCATTATGTGGTTGGCTCCATTCTATAACTAGGCACGTGCTCGTCGTCTAAGTATATCTTGTGGTGTTCGCATTCCGCAACTGCTTCTAAGTCTGCCTCACCCATGTAGTGGCAGTCACTGCAGATTTCTCCACAGTCATTGTCACAATACTCCATTGTGTTTATACTGTCACAATCTCTGCATTTGTTGTCATAAGATTCTATTTCACTACCCTGACCATTTATGAATAGGTGCTCTCCACCCCAACCAGTCTCTTCTTCATAAGATAAAGACATCTCAAGGTCAGGATACTGTTCTGATAGTTTTGTTATAGCCTCAATAGGTGGAGACCATGCGGTATTGAAGCGGTATGCAAGAGTATCAGGAGTATCAATCGTTATCTCAGTATCAGAATACTCTTCTCCGTCATGAACTGCAACATCCCATTTAGTTCCCCAGTTACGCACATTCCAGTCATACCAATTATTACCCTTAAACATAATAGCCTCTGATATAGGTTGCGTATGGTCTGATTGTTTGTTGTATTCCTCGTCTGATACGCCTGCTTGTTTATGGTTATAAATGTTGTGGAATGCAAATACAGGATTTGAATATGTAGTATCTGATAACTCCATTTTACCTGTTGTTTGATTCCATGAGTCGTGTGTTTGTGTGAATGGCCTATTGAGCATGCGCTTTACATCTGCAATAAGTTCTTCGCTACCCTCCATAGTTAGAGAGTTGTAGCACCAATTTGGCATTGGGGGCCCTTTCTTTGTTGTTGGTATTATTCTAGCAAAATATCAGGGTGTTGTCAAATACGTCCTTCAGCAATTAAGCCATTCAGGAAATCCTCTAGTTCTCTCAATGTTTCCCTATCCTCATCTGCAAACCTTCCAGTCATGTGATGATGAATAGTATAGTTTAAAGTCATCATCATTTTATCTATCTGTTCTTCTGTATATCCCATTAATCCCATAGATAAATCATAGCAAAAATTATGGGAAAAAGCAAGTTCTACGTAATAAAAAAATTTTGTGAGATTTTTAATCGGCTACGTAATAAAATAAAATTATGATATTTTTAGTCGGGCACTTGCGATGCGTATGGGATTTGAACCCATGATCTCTACCGTGACAGGGTAGCGATTTAAACCAAACTAATCTAACGCACCAAATAAATTGTGAGCAGTTTATACTCTTGCTCAGGAGTTGCAATTACTTACGCAACTGCTAGAACATCTTTCACTACTTTGAGCAGACGATTTTTTTCTGCTGTGATAGCAGGGTCAAAACCACTTGAACCCATTAGTATTGATTCAGTAAGACCACGCTTACCTCCACGATACCAATCAATTCTTTCTGTGAGTGCGTTCCAAGCACCCCAAGCAGTTCCAGAAATCATGCCGTTAAACTCACCAGTATAGATGTCATTGATTGTGTCAACTTTTTTAGTCCATTTAGTGAGAGCCTGTTTAGCATTTTTATCAGGCTTTGGATAAGCAGCGAGAACAATATCATTGAATTGTTGCGCTGTGATTTCTTTCTCAATCATAGCCTTAGCCATTATTGAAAACTCATCCATGTAAGCATTAGCAACAGCAAGAGCCTCACGAGCCTGTTGCACTTTACCATTGGCAGATTGCGTATGACGAATCTTGAAAGATTGCTTAACGCCATCCTTCTTTTTCTTGCCACCTAGAGCAACAGCAAGAGTGTTAGCGCATACAACACGAACAGGGGTGACAGACGCTTGAATTGCAATAGAGCCATCGTGTGATGTATTAACAAGAAGATAAGTCTTGATAACATCAGCAACACCACTAGGGTCTAATACAGTTTCACGCTGTAAGGCAAGAGAGCCAAATACAACACGACCACCACGCAACGAGCCAGCAGTTTCCCAACGACCTCCGCCATCAAGAATTGCATCACCAAATGAGAATAGGTCTTCGTTTTGTAGTGGAACATAGCGCTCACCTACAACACCAAGAACATCTGTCTGAGTGTTATCTGTGGGGTTAGTTCTCACAACATACTGATAAGATTTATCTGAGGTGAGATAATTTGGAATATCTAATTCCTCTAATCTAACATTCCAATTATTTAGATTAGCAGCAACTAACATTTCGTTAGTATTTTTTTCTTCTGTGAAAACTGTGCCTAAGCCATGCCAAGCAGGTTCTCTGAAAGAAGCAAATGAAGCAACGCCATTTTGCGTTTCTAATTCATGAGCCATTTTTTTCCTTCCTATTTGTAGTTATTCTAATCTTAGCATAATGTATAGGAAAATGCAAATCTTAAATGAGGAAAACATATAATCTACGTAAAACGGACATTTAGGTATAAAACGGGCCGACCACTTTTTGAAGAAAAACTTTAAGCAGTTTCACTGGACGTGCTTAGGTCCCATGCTGCTACAGCCAGAAAGGATCAATCAACTGCAGCACCGATTCTCTACGAAATCACGCACCGCCAAGGTCATAGGCCGACGGTTATGACGCCCGTCGGGTTGGTGCGCTAAAAATAGAGCCTCTAGGCTTGCATATCCAGACATCCCAAGGTCAACGGATAGCGACATTGACCTTAGCATTGTCAGGAATTCTTATTTCAGTATTCTGCAGTAGAAATATTATCTACTTCTACTTCTACATCAACATCATGAGACGAAGAATCAGCCCAAACATTTAAATCAATATCCTCGACATCAAATGTTGAAAGTTCATTAAATGGCACCCTTACAACTCCTGTGATTGTTGCAGTTGCTTCAAAGTGAATTTCCTTTTCAGGGGCAAATCCAACTATTTGACAAATCTCAGATACAATATCTTCTGCAGATGTGTCGTTTTCTAACCATCCGTGAAGTTCGCCTTCTAACTGGCGATGAAGTTTGTTGTGATTGTCAACCACTCGTTGGTAATAACGAGCATTTTCTAATTGATATTCAATATCAGTTACTTTTACTGTGGGGTAGTGGTTTGTTACCCCTCTTCCTTCATCATTATCAATAACTTTATAAGTTACTAATTGATTTGGGTTGTAGTGGTCAGGCACTACGATTTCATTAGTCGTTTCCATTTACTATATCCTCCATAGATTCTATTTCATTTATAGTAGATAGCATATCATTTAATTCTGATTCTGTCAATAATGCGCTAGTTACTAAACTTGTTGTTAAAGAAGCAAGCAGAGCAGAATACTGATACAGTTCTTTAATAAACTCCTCGTCATTAACTTCATTTCTAATGTCTAGAATGTGCTTAACACACACCAACATCATTTCGTCATGAACGGCGTCTCTTGACGCTTCTTGTAATTTGATAGCGGTTGCTAACATTTGTTTATCCTTTCTTATATAATCTAATAATATCACTTATGACTGACAAATACAAACTGGAGTCGTAAATAATCTCACATAATGGACTGTGTTTTACATCACATGTGGTCGGGCACTTTTGAGGTGGAGCAGTTTAGACACTAAAGGATTTCCTCCATACTCAGGTGTTTGGGAGTGTCAAGGGACATTGATAACAAGATCAACATAGTTGCAACTACATCGCAGGTTATCGTGAACGCAGACTGGCACCCAATTCTATTTAGTTTTATTTGGTGAGCAGTTTTATTTCATGCTCAGGAAAGTAATTTTACAAGTATCTTGCGATAGAATTGTAAGTAGAAGTAGAAACTACTTCCTCATCAGTCATTTTGAGAATACGAATTGCGTTCTCAATTTCCTCTACGATTTCTTTATACTGCCAATCGTTGAGAGTATCAAAGTCCTTTTCAGGCATTTCAGGAACTACAATACAACCTTTAGGTAAATTGAAATCTACATTGACCTCGCCATTGTAGCGAACATTAGCCGTTAGGTCTGTTGCCTTAGAGAGTTTAGCAAGTGCTAATTCGCCTACCTCTTTACGCCAAGCCAATAAAGCCTTTTCGTGTTTGTCCTCGTTTGCTTTTTGGTTGTCCTTATCTTTCTTGATTTGGACTAACTTACTTTCAAGTGCCTTGATTACTTTGGAGGTAGCAATCTTGACATTTATACTTTTGCCATTTCTAGCCATTTATTTCCTTTCTTTGTTGTTGTATCTATCTTAGCATTTCTACGATAGAAAATCAAGTGAGCAGTTTTGGTTGTCATGCTCAGGACAATTAGCCCAACTTCGGATAGTGGCGGGCTAAGACTGTTTTGCTGTCCAAGTAGTCCAGCGTGGTGAGCCATTGACATCAAGTTTTACACGAACGCTTGTTCCGTCTGTGTTTGGCTTGATTTCAGTAATGACTCCAGTTATCTTAGACTTCTGTGAAGTATAAGTATCGCCCACTTTGTATAGTGCGTTTTTTACTGACATGTGTTCCTTTCAGAGCATAGTGTTTTTGGTATTACATGTATTATTATGACATTTATGGGATTATTTGTCAAATCCCACAAATACCATAAAATGTGATTTACCTCACTTAGAGGTTTTGACCATAGCAAAACGGCGAGAACCATTTGCTAGGATAAGATTTACACGAGTGACCTTATTACTAAGAGGTGAGAACGAGGCAATTCTGCCTGTAATTCCTGTCCTAGAAGTAGTGAACAGGTCGCCTAGTTGATAAGTGTATCCGCCTAGAGTCATGTCCGTCCTTTCTTTGTTGTTGTTGTATAAGTTTATCAAAAAAATACAAGAAATACAAATCAATCAGGGGATTTAGGGTGTATTTTTAATGTGTCCTTAATCACAGAGTCGTAACTTGACAAATAAGATTTTGTGGGGCCGACCACTTTTGCGGGGGATCTATTGATAAACGAAAAAGTAAAATATTAACCAGAGAAGAAACCAATATTCTATTTTCACAAAATTTTATTTTTTCTTAGCAGAAAAAACTATATCTGCTTTGTTGTAAACACATAGACTACATTTTACACATGCAGACCCCTCTTTGTCAATTAAGGGAATTGCTTTTTTATTCTCAGGACACTTAGCGCCTACTTTGCCAATCATGGCTTTGAGGTCTGCCTGCCCAATTGCAAAAGTGTCTGCAAGATATGCTAGTCTTATTCCTTTATCTTTGTTTAGACCAATAGCAATATCTTTGTTATCTTTATCTGTTGAGAAATAAAGAGATAGGTTTTCAATATTCTTGAGCATGTCTGCAGCGGTAGCCACACGAGTATAAACCCAAAATTGTATATCAGGATTATTAAGGATTACATATTGCCATGCTCTTGTGTAGGTATCACTAAAGAAATCTCCGTCCCAGTGAATACGGAATAACTTCTCAGCATTGCGCTTATCGCAATCAGACTTAAAATCTGTAATCATATCCTCTAATAAATCTACCATAGTGGGCTCATCCGCATTGCGTAGTAATTCCCAATTATGGAGCAGGTTATCTCTTACTCCCTTGTATATCTTTTCAAGTTTTCCTGCGTAGCATACACTCTCGCAAGTATTAGTGGCACCAGGACACGAGAAAGCCTTTCCAGCAGGCAATCCAAAAGTGTTGGCAATTGTTGGGGTCTTTCCGTTTTTAGATACGGCATTAGCAACCTTCCTATCCATAGAGCGTTTTAATTTCATTTAGGCCTTTCTTTCTTTTCCAATTCTAACATTTCTTTATTGCTTTGTCTAGTGTATCTTTTTTTATTTGGCAAGGCGGAGGCAGCATTAGATCGACGTAATTCTTGAATACGCTTTAATTCCTCTTTACTTTTTCTAAACATAACAAATAATAATATCATAAAAACATTACAAAATCAAACTGGGAGGTTCTTAACAATTAACGTAAAACGGACATTTAGTACAAATTGGTCGGGCGGTTTTTGCGGGATTTTATTCTACAAAAACATACCATTCAATTTTGACATCATCTAAAACAAAGTGTTCAACTTCATCATCAAAGTCATCAACCAAAATTAATTTAAATCCATCACGAGTTTCAGTTATAGTTTTAACTGTTAAATATTCCTCATTTATTTTGATTAAGTCACCTTCTGCTAATTGATTGGGCAGAAGGTAGTCAGCGAATACTAGATCCATATTCATCATTGTATCAGACATTTATTTCACCAATACATTTCCATTAGCATAGAAGGTTTTGGTATACATTTTACCCATTGGGTCAGATAGATTATAGGTTGCGTATTCTTTAGCGTTTCCGTGGTCTACGCATTTATCCCACGCTTTCACCGCTTCAAGCAAATCTGATACTCGCAGGGTATTTACCAATTCTCCGTCATACGAAGTGGTAAGCGCATAAGTGTATTCCATTTAGTAGTCCTCTCTTTCAATTAGCCACTCGTTTAAGTGGTGTTGTTCAATAATAGCCCAAGCAGGGGCAGTAGTCAAACCCTTATAGGTTATGCCTTCGGGCATTGGTATTTCCAAAT